GCCATCCACCGAGAGAACCCACTCAAGCTCATCGGTGTGCCCTTCCCTGACCTTGTGAGGTTCGCCCACCTAGCACACCCCTTCGACCGTGCGGTCTGTCACCTGGGCCGCAACCGTGCGCAGGATTAGGATCGCCTCTACGCCACGCTCGGTGACTTGGGCTCTGGCTGTGGTACACGGACGGTTTGGTAGAAGATGCTCCTCGGGAGGCACTGCGGCCCCCGCGTCGAGAAGCCACCACCACCAGCGCGACCAGGTCATTTAGTCTTGAAACTCCACTGTCAGCGACACCAAGTGGTGTCGTCGGATCACTGGACCTCTCCGTAGAAGTAGGAGATCCTCACGCTCTTCGCTTCATCCGCAAGAGTGCGCACTACGTTATAGACCCACATGGCTCCGGCCCCTGGCAGGTTCGTCGTGTGCGTGGTCACTGGAGTGCTAGAGCTGCCGCTGTAGAAGTAGACGTTGCTTCCCGTGCGCTTGATCCGAAAGACGACCGCGTTCGTGTCGATGGTGACTCCGGTATCGGAGACTGTTCCACCGCCGGAGTTGTCGTTGGTCACGCTCTGCCAGGTCGTGTCCGATGCCGAAGTGTCGGCCCTGAGCCACGCAAGATGACAAGTCGGGTCGGCGGACGCGGTCGCGGCCGTGCTGGAGGCGCAGCTTGCATAGCCGAGGGCAATGCGTTGATTTGTCGTCTGCTCGAGCCTGATCTTGACCTCGTAGTACCAATCGGAAGCCCCGTAAGCAGTGAGGTCCCCTGTCCCAACGAGCATTACGTTACCTGTGCTGGCAGCAGTTGCACCGTCTATATACAAGCCATCCACGCTATCCGGGGTTCCGTTGGTCCATGTTCCTTCTTGGTAGTGTGAGACGCCCACACAGGACACGGTGCCAGTCTTTGGATGGCAATAGAACCAGCGGCTGTCCGATGGGCGCGGACCCGCAATGCTCTTGATCAGCGCCTGGCCGGAGGTGCCGAAGTCCCAATCGTGCGTTTCGGTGTCGGTGCCTACACGCTCCGCACTGAGCGATCCGTTCGATGCACCGACTACGTATTCGGCATCGGTCGGCGCGCCACTGCCCCCGCTGGCAGGTGGCGTATAGCCCTGCGACAGCACGTAGCCAGCCCCCGTCAGCCAAGCCAGAAAGAGAAGCAATGGGACGAGATCTCGACGGATGGTCAAAGCCATTGCCTACCACTCCACCTTGCAGACCGAGGCCGAGGAGGAGGCCGTAATGCCATCGATCACCCCGGTATAGATGGCGGGCCCGATCATGTTGTAGACACCACCCGCAGCCACTGGAAACGCGGCTGTAGTCGCTGTGGCCCCGAACTTCATGAACACCGTGACACTGCCAGTGTTCAGGATGGTTGCTCCTCGACGATCCGCGTTACTGGCTAGGATCGTATCGCTTGACGTGTCCACGGTTACGCAACTCCCAGGATCGCTTGCCGTGGTGACGGCTCGCCGATCTACCACGTTGGCATCCGTCGCAAGGGCTACTCGTTGCGTCGTGGCGCTTACGGCACCGGCTCCGCCCTGGACTCCGGCCTGGCCAACGATGGGATTGACCTTTGCTCGGTCGCTCTCGTCCCAATCGTCGATCACGGATAGGGATGCCTGAGCTGCCGCATCCGCAACCCTGGTGTTTCCGGCCAGATCGGTCGAGAGTGGGTTTGATCGGTCCTCGGTGTAGCTGGGTGCGGCTGCCGTAGAAATGGCAGGGAGCGTCCGAAGGAATGAGGCACCATAGGTGCCATCCTTGGACGAGATACCTGTTACGGTCATCGGCGTTCCGGCCGCGGTCCCGAGTTCGGTGGGCCCGCTCCCGCCAGGAATCAGCAGTTGAACGCCAAGGTAGTTTTCGACACCCGCGCCGCTGTTGAGATCCCGCGCACGAGGTGAAACCACGGTATCGCTCGGGCCTTCGACCAAGATCGCCCGGCCAGAGATGGTGGTGTCAGTGTCACCCTCGGTATAGACCGTTCCGGCCAGAGCCGAGGTATCGGCGTCTATCGTCGTTAGCAGACCCTCGACTCCATCGACGTGGCCGATGATGGTGCTCTGATTGACGGTCTGCGTCTGCTGCTCGGCCAGAGTAGAAGCCCCGGTCGGTAGGGCGGAGCTAACAACATCGACGTCCCCTATGTTGTTCGTACCCGCCGGCAGGGCTCCAGTCTGCGCGGTGAGCAGCGCGTTGGACGCGTTGACGTTTGCCCCTCTCTCGTTTCCGGCCGCGTCCCGCAACTGGATGTAGAGCTCGCGGCGCAAGGACATGCGGGGCGCGCCGATGTCACCCTCATTAACGGCATCCGGAGCCGAATCGTCGGCGAATGCTCCCATTGGGAAGACGCGATCTAGGACCGGCGAAAAGGCCCCGTCGTCTGGCAGGCTTTCGAGGTCTTGGGTAGGGACGTAGCCGCTGTTGGCCGAGATCGATGCAATGTCCACGAGCACGTGACCCGAAACGTTGATGGCTGCGTTGTCAGCACCGTCCGTCAAGCGGAAGTAGATGGCACGGCCAACGGCATCCCCTATCGGAGTGTTGTTCGAGCCGTCGGAATGGCGGACTAGCCAGGGGGTAGTGTTGGCCGCGTTCCCGGGCTGGACCGTCCATGTCCCCGACTGGCCTACACTCCAGCCCCCGGACTGAGTCGCCGCAATCGTCGTGTTTGCGAAGACGACTTGGAGCGCACCATTGGCGTCCACCTGCATCGCGCAGTAGTCGCCATCGGTGCCGCAAAGTCCGGAGCCGATGGCACGCCGCACCGCAAGGCTGAAGACGCCATAGTGGCCATCCGAGTGCGCGGAATCCTCCCGATACATCCCCTGCCCAGGAGCAAGCCCCTGGGCGCCCGTAATGGGAGCCAGGCCGCAGAGCAGCCCTCCGGCTACGAGGAAGGTCCGGATCCAGTGGCCCCAGTGGCCCATGCTTAGCCCCTCATGAGTCGGGCAGGTGATCAAGGAAGATGGCCTGCCAACGATCGGTTCCGGTCTGGCCCGTGCCCAGGGTCACGACGATTTCTTCACCCGAAGCATCCATCCCCAGCATGCCGGCGACGTAGCCTCGAGCTGTTTCCCCAGCAATCACGGTTTCCTGATGACCGCCGGAGTAGATGGAGCCGACCTTGTGCCGGAGCAAGAAGGTCTTGTCATTCAGTGCGCCATTGCGCCAGGAGAAGCCGATGAGGACGCTTTTCTCTACGGAGCCGCCGGGCCACGAGCGCACCGTGACCTCCTCGTCTCCGTCAAACACGCCCTCAACTATTTCGAATGTCTGCGCCACTTCCTCCACCGCTCCGAATTTCGCTCCGAATTTCGGGGCCCTCGCGCGCGGCGAGCGCATCGCCGCGACGGCCTCCCGCAGGACGTGGGCGCCCTCGGCCGAGAGGGCCCAGGGGCCGCCATCGAGCAGCTCGAGCACCCCCCGGCTTTTTGGCCACCCCCAGGGACACTTGAATTATGGCTGCGCGCGTGAAGTGGGGATCCCTCTCCCTGGGCCTCTTTTTACACAGAAAAATCTCTCACCTGTAACCCATTGTTTTTAAGCCTCTTGCTTCTGACCTACCGCCCGGTAGGCCCTCTTTGCACGCGCTCCCTCCGCGCCCGTCTTTCTGCGATGGCAGGGCTTACAGACCCCCTGAAGGTTCTCCCTACGCTCGTCTCCTCCCTCGAAACGCGGGCGAACGTGATCGACTTCGGTGGCCGGCGCTCGTCGGCAGACTCGGCACACGGGCTCATCCGCCAGCACGGCCGCCCGCAGGCGGCGCCAGCGCGAGCCGACGGGCCTTCCCGAGAACTGGAAGCGGAGGTACTTGCCCCGGGGCCCACCTCGGCTCTTGCCGTGCTCCGCACAGTAGCGATCGAAGAGCGGCACGAGCGCCCGGCACCCCTGCGTCGCGCAGTGCGTCTTCACGATGCTCGGGGCTCCAACGGCCGACGCGCGGGAGGGCGGTCGCTCAGGTGATCGAGGCGGTAGCGCGCGGCCGCGGAAGCCTCCTCGAGGAGTACGTCGCCACTCCTTTCATGGGCAGAAAAACGACCTACCCCCCCCCGCCGCTGGGCGCGAAGCCCCTCTTCATGTGTTTTCGCACGGTGGCAGGGTAGGCATACGCGTCGCAGGTTCCGGCGCTCGGAGGTACCGACGTGATCGACCTGGTCCGCATCCTCCCCAGGACGACCGCATCGGTAACAGTGCGGCTCCTCCTCGAGCACCCTGGCTCGGGTGGTCTTCCAGCCAGATGGACGCCCCGATGTGCGCCAGGTCCTGCGTCCTCGCCTGCCCCCATACTGCGTGGCACAGCGCCCACAGCGATCGTCGAATAGGGGGATGCGTGCCCCGCAGCCCGCCGTCTTACAATGCGTCACGGGCACGCCCGTACCCGTACCCGTACCCGTATCTCCCCTACCTCGTCCTCCCCCGAGCGGAGGCCTCCGGCCAGGGAACCCATGGTCCCCAAGGCCAAGGAGCAGGGTGGGCTCCTGGCCGGATGCCTCGGCCCGAGGGAGGCGATCTGCACACCTACGCGGCGGAGCTGCTCTCCTGCGGGCTCTTGCTGCTCTCCTGCGGGCTCTTGATGAACAGAGTGAGTCCGCCCAAGGCCAGGCTCGACAGGAACCCCCACCAGTTGGCGGCGATCGCTGGGCAGGCGTCGCCGAAGGCCTGGCGGAGCGCCACCCAGCCCGCGCTCACGCTCCCCAGCAACAGCAGCTTCCAGCTCGCGTCCCTCAGTCCCACGGGGCGCTTCAGCCAGAAGCCAACAGCTGCGATCATCCCGGCGCCCACGATCGTGTCGACCTGCGCCACCAGAGACGGACAGGCGCGCAGGATCTCCCCCATCGCATACGTGAGGAACATCCCCGAGAACGACGTGAGCGCCACCTTGAGTCCTCGCATCGCGGCCTCCTTCTTCAGGCGATCCCAGGCCCTGATGGCCGTGAGGCCTACCTGGACCTGGCGCCACCGTTCCCTCAGTCCCACGGGGCTCTCCTCTCGCCGTCGTTTCCGGTACGAAGCACGTTGCCGAGCCGAGCGAGCTGCAACCGGGCAGCACCGCAGCGCCCAGGAGGGCGGCGAGGAGAGCCAGGATTGAGAGCACCGCACGCAGCGTGCAGGGCGGTACCAGCTCGGCCCTCATGGCAACACCGCCGTCCCGCAGACGCCGCTCGGCGAGCATGCCCGGATCACCCCGCGCGCATCGATGGCGAGGAATACCTTGGTGGGCTCGGGGTGCGGAAAACAGATCGAATTTTCGTCGTCGCAAACCCGGCCCTGGTGGACCCAGTAGATCGGCTGCGAGCGTTCCCGCTCACAGGAGAGGCGTAGCGCCGTCTCGTCCGGCCCGTAGGGGCAGTAGATTTGCTCCGGCCTGCCCGTCGTCGCGCACCACTCGCGCGACTGCACACGAGCCGTGACGTCACAGACGATGCGGCTGAACTTGCCGCAGTTGACCTTCATCTCGGCCAGCGGTGGTGCATCCGGTGGGCACTGCCCCGGAGCGGGCTCCGGGGTGGGATCCGGAGCCGGCATAGGCTGTGGCGTCGGTGCCGGTGCCGGGGGTGCCGGGGTTGGCGTCGGGGCGGGCATTGGCGTTGGCTCCGGCGTCGGAGCCGGGGCTGGCGTCGGTGGTCGGATCGGCCATACGTAGCCGGCGCAGCCGACGAAAGAGAAAAGAGCCAGGGCCATCAAGCACACAACCCTGGCTCTGCGTTCACGCTCGCGCCGATGGGATTGCTTCGATAGGCCCTCGACCGCTGGCACTTCCCTTTTGAGCTTGCAGCCTGGCAAGTGGGCGACCGTGCAGAGAGCGCAGCCACCGCACTTGGAACAACACTCGTGCGGGACGCGCAGGACCTTGGTGCTGTGGTTCGTGGGGGCGCTCACCGTGGCGCCCCCAGGGCCGGCCGCTTCCACGCGGCCCAGAGCCCTGCCAAGAACTCCCCCACCACCTTGAGAGCTGACGCGAATGTGATCCCGTTGATCAGGGCATACTGGACCGCATCGGTGATGGTTGCGTTACCCGGGACTGCGACCGCGCCTGGCCCCAGGGTGCCGGCCGGCGTCTTCGCGGCCAGGCCGAGGGCCATGAGCGACACCTCGTCGATTCGGCGCTGGCAGTGTGGGCAGGTCATGAGACGGCGCCCCTGAGCTCACCCTCACGGCCACAGTTGCGCGCCCGCACGACCCACTCCCCCGGCGCATAGCCTCGGATCGCGCGGTTGAAGGGGTTCTCGCCGCGGTTGTCCACGCTGACGACCTGGCCGGCGGCTCCCCCCGTGAGCCGGCCCTCCTCGATCCAGGCCACGTCCGGCCCGTGGACGCTGATCGGTACCGGCTCAAGGTCAACACCCAGCGGTGTCGCCGTGACATCCAGGACACACCCGACCGTGATGCGGTTGCCGGAGCCGAGCGCGCAAGATGCGCCGCCCTGCGCGATCCTGACCGCGTAGACCAGATTGCAGCCCGACGTAGCTACCGGCGTGGGCGATGCGCTCGGGCTGGGCGTGGGCGTGGGGGTTGGCGTCGGGATCGTGACCTGCGCGCAGGCCGAGTACTCGATACAGGCGATGAGCGAAACGAAACCCAGGACGGCGATCCCAAGGCGAGCGATCCTCATGGCCTCTTACCCCTTCTCATTTCCTCGATGGCCTTCCGCTCGGCCTCGAATCGCCCGACCGTGGCCTCGAGGGCTCTGGCGGTACGCTCCAGGCCGGCCACGTTCCGCCCGAACTGCTTGGTTGCCGTATCGAGGCGCGCAACCTCGAGATGCATTTGCTCCCTTAGCTTGTGCATCTCGTTCTTCCAGTTGAGCCGCTCGAGCTCGAAGTTCTCGTCAAGGGTGGCGACTCGGTCGCGGAGGCTCTGGAGGTCGTCCCCATGCGCGGAGACGGTCCCCTTCAGCCCTTCCACGTCCTCGCGGAGCTTCTGAATCTCTTCCACCTGGGATTGGTCCCCCCCCCCTATTGCCCCACGCTCTCGAGCTCACGGATGCGGGCGCGGAGCTTCTCCGCCTCGTCTCGCCCCTCCTTCGCGTTCGCCAGGAACTGGACCACCCCGTTGAGGGTGTCCACCACGTCATGGCGGACCTTACGGAGGATCACGATCTCGCCCTGGGCGTGCTTCAGGTCGTTCTGGGTGACGAGGAGGTCTTTCTCGACCTTCTCCCGCTTGTCCTTCTCGGCGTCGAGGGCCCGGCCGATTGCGCCGGCTTGGCGGAGGGCCTCGATCGCCTTGCCGTCGAGCTCGCGGCCCCGGGCCTCTTGCTTCGCCTCGAGCTCGGCGAGCTTCAGCCGCATCCCGAACCAGGCGCTCACGCCTCCCGCAACGGCACCACCGATGGCCGTCACCACGGCCCAGAGCAGACTGGCCGAGCCCAAGATCGCGTCGAGGTTCACCGGATCCACCCGGCGTCTTTGCGGTCCTCGCGGACGATGACGCACTTGCGCTCGACCTCGTCCACGTAGATCTGGCGCCGCATCTTGCCGTCTGGCTGGACCGATTCACCGCTCGGGCCGCCGTTGTAGCGGGCCAGCGAGCGCGACCAGGATCCATCGGTCAGATCCAACTCCTCGAGGAGCACGCGGAGCCCGAAGGCCATGCCAGTGAGCGGCCGGAGCAGAAAGCCGAAGTTCAGGCCCCCTGGTTCACGCAGGCCGCAAGCCTCGCAGGGCCGTGCATGGGCTCCCACCAAGCGCCGTACATTGGACCCAAGGACCTGCATGAGCCCATAGGACGCGTCGTCCTCGAGCAGCCCGTCGTCGAGGTTGGGGGTGTCCGCATCCTCCGCGGAGTCCCGGCGGCCAGGCGCGTCATGGTGGGGCTCATACCGACGAGCTGCGGGTAGGCCCCCGCTCTCCTGCAGGATGAGGGCTTCGAGGACCTCGCCGGCCACGAACCGTTCGCCGTGGATCTCCCAGGACGGAAGGGCGACATACTCGGCGATGGCGTCGATCAGGCGCCGAAAGCGCGGTTCGCTGGTCCGGAGAGTCGACACCAGCACCTCGGAATCGAGATGCTGGGGGCCGTTGGGGTCGGACAGCCCAGCGCGTTCGCCGCCTCAGCCTGTAGACTCAGGCCGCCCAGGGCGGGGCGCGTCAAGGGAGTGTGGGGCCTCTACGGGGACTCCGTCAAGGGGATGCGCTCCTCGCCGCGGCCGAGGCGGACGTCGACGATGCGGCCGCGGCTACGGTGGATGACGGTCTTGATCGCGTCGGAGGACTTCGAGGTCTGACCGCCCTCGAGCCTATCCGCGAGGGCCTCCAGATAGGCGATCGGGAGCCCCGCGGCCGTGAGGCGCCCCACGGCTGCAGCGGCTCGCGAGCTCATTCCTGCCGCGGGCCCGGGCTGTGCTGGACGCATCCGAAGTCACGGTAGGTGGTGACCGTCGCACGGCCGGGGCGATCTCCCGTCAGGCGCACGATGAGCCGCGCGTCTGGGTGCGTGGCACCCTCGGGCCGGCGCTGGAAGAGCGTGCACTCCCCCAGGTTGCCGCTCGGCTCTGCCCGCCACCACCTGCAGCTCCAGCACCTCAACGCCTGGCCTCCAGGATGCGGGCCCGGGCGGCGACCTGGCGCGCCATCCCCCCCGAGCTTCACTTTAGGTTCTCCCGCACGAGCACCAGTGCCTTGCCGGTATTGATGTCCTGCGGCGTGCAGCGCAGCACTTTCCATCCGAGCTGAGCGGCGAGGTTGTATTTCTCGATGTCGCGGAGGTAGCCGGATCCGCGGTTGTGGCGGCCGCCTCCCCGGGTCCAAATCCCGCCCTCGATCTCGAGGGCGAGCATGCGGTCCTTCCACGCCAGGTCGAAACGGTGCTTCCGGCCGAGCTCCTTCGAGAACGGGTGCTCGATCACGGGCGCCGGCAGGCCGGCCTCGAGGATCAGGCGCGCGAGGATCCGTTCCCAGCCGATCGCCCGCCTGGTGGGACGTCGGGCCCGGGCCGCGCGACGGGGATGGTCCGCGATGCTCACCCGACGTCGTCCTCGTCGAAGTCAGGCTCGCCGGGGTACGGATCGCGATCGGGGGGCCCGGCGTGGACGTCGATCGGCCCCGCGGCCGCGGGGAGCTTCGGCAGTTCGTAGCGCGACACGGGCTCGTGCCGGGCCCGGGCAGCGATCGCGGTCGCGATCTCCTCGGTCGTTGGGGTCAGGCAGTAGACCGAGCCGGGCGGGTAGAACTGGGTGAAGCCCGGGACCTCGCCGGCGGCCGGCACGTCGATCCGCAGGAAGGCCCCGCCGGCGAGCGTCACCTCCCGCACGCGGCCGCCCAGGCGGCGGTGTCCCATCAGCTCGAGCACGGCCCAGCTGTCGAAGGCTTCGCTCACGTCGCTCACGAGGCGGCCTCGTCGACGTCCTCGGCGGGGGCGTCGGGAACGTGCCCGAGCCGCCACTTGAGCCGCCACTCGTCCATGGACGCCGCGATGCCATGGGCCTCTTTCCGCTTCTCGTCCTCGTGGACGCCCAAGGCCATCGTGATCCAGTGGCGAACCGCCATGCTCGCCAGCGGGTCTTTGGCTCGAAGCACGAACAGCGGTTCGTCCGACTGCGCCCTGTTGAGGCAGCTCGTTGGGTCTGTCAGCTCTTGCTGCTTTCGCATTCGTTCCCCTCCGTGTCTCGCGTCGTTGCACACTGTTCCACCCCGCTGCAGACGTCTGCAGTCGACGGCGGCCCGCGGCCCATGCGACCCTCCGCCGTCAAGACCGGCTCCCAGGGGATGCCGTGCTGGGCGGCCCGGCGGCGGTTGTCGGCCTCGATCGCGTCGAGGCGGTCCTCGGTCACCTGGAGCCAGGCCACGCTCGAGCAGCGATCGGGGTCCGTGAAGGCGGCGCCGTCCTTGGTCCGCGAGGCCTGGCCGAGCAGGGCCCCCACGTCCCCACCCCCGAACGGGAGCGCGGCCAGGCGGCGCGCGGCCGCGGCCAGGCGCATTCGGGCGAGCTCGAGGGCGCCGGCGCCCAGGCTCTGCACGGCCCGGCCCCGGAGCGGCGCGACAGCCTCCCCCCCACACCCCCCCTCGGGCTGTGACTGGACCGGGAGAGAGACCGTGGCGGCGGCGGGCTGAGGCTCTGGCTCTGGCAACGGCAACGGCTTAGGCAGGCTGCCGTTGTCCGCCGAAGTCGGGGAATGTCCAGACAACGGCGGACAACGGCGGACGTTGGCCGGACAGATGATGAAGGTCTCTCCGCGGCGCTGCAGGGCCTTCTTGACCGCGTCCTCGGCGTGCTCGTGCCAGTCGTGGACCACCAGGCGGACCTCCGGCTCCGGATGTGGGCAGAGCCAGCCCTCCGCCTCGAAGGCGCGCACCAGGGCGCCTGGAGGGCCCTCCCACCCGGCCCCCTGCTCGATGTCCTGATCCTGGAAACGTCCCACGTCCCCCCGCGGCGCAAACTTCGCCGTCCAGTGCCAGAGGAACTCAAGGTGGCCGGCGGCCTGGGCCCGCGGGACACCAAGGGCCCGGGCTAACCGGTGAGTCTTCGGATGATCGGGGGTCCCGCGCTTCATGGGTCAGGCCAGGATCGAGACGCCGGTTCGCGAGGAAGAACGCGATCCGGTGAGGCCGGTCTTCTCGGCGGCGGAGAGCGCGCCCGCGAGGTACGTCCGGATCTTGAGCATGGCCTCGAGCTTCCAAGCTCCACCGTCGGCCTCGAAGAGGGCGCACGGCAGCTCCCCCTCCTTCCCCTGGGTGAGGCGCAGGACGAACTTGGACTCGGGCTGCTCGACCTCGCGGAAGGTTCGGTAGGGGCGGAGGCTCACAGGGTTCGGGATCTTCACGTCCTTCCCGAGGACGATCCCCGCGCGCCCCGTGACTGTTTGCGTGATGCCGTCGTCGTCGGACTGGCGGACCTGCTCCTCCTTCAGGTTCCCGACGATCGCGAGGACCTGGGCGCGCTCGGGCGTCTCGACGAAGAGGGTCTGGAGGGCCACGTTGAACGTCTCGCGGTCGTTAGTAGGCCCCGAAGTTGAAGCTCTTGCCGAGGAGTGGCTCGAAGGTCGCGCCGGCGTAGGTGTGCCGTTGCCAGAAGGGCGCGCCCAGCAGGCGCCCGCAGAGCCGCACGGCCTCAGGGGAGACGACCTGCGCGACGCATTCCTCGAGGGCCAGCCTGTCCTTGTTCGCCTTGATGTAGTCCACGAGCCCGGTGAGTGTGTAGAGTGCGAGGGGTTTCGCCGCGTTCTCGATGATCTGCTGTACGCCGTCGTCCATGTTTCCTCCTTCAGGCGCGCGGCTTCTCGTCGAAGTCGAAGCCGCTCCGCCCCGTCTTCCATATGCCCAAGTGGGATCCGGCTGCCGTAGCCGTTCTTGCCGATGTAGCCTGTCCAGCTCCAACAGTCGCCCTTTGGTCCCTGGCCCGGCTTCTTGTCGACCCTCGCCCAGAACCGCTCGGAGAGCGGTCGGATGCGGTCGCCGACGTCGGACGAATGTCATCCGCGGGCCCCTTGGAGAGGTTCAGGGATGCCGCGCTTGCGCCGCCAGCCAACGGCATCCTTGCAAGTTACGAAATGAATCTGGTAGGTCCGCTCGCGCGCGGCCGCAGCCTCAGCCTCGGCTGGCCCCAGGACCTTCGCGGTCTGGTGGTCGATCAGGACGACGTTTCCCTTCGGTACCGGCGCCGCGTCGCACAGGAAGGGCTGCCCTGTGTTCACGGACGCCACCCAAAAGACGTGGGCGTGGCAGCTCCGGCACGTCGTGATGCTGGGCTGGAGCGGGCGGTAGGACGCGCTCGGCATTCAGACCCCCGGCGCTCGCTGCTTCAAGGCCCACTCGACGAGCTCGGCGTATTCCTGCAGATGCTCCTCGGCGAACCGCTCTTCGATGTCGATCCCGGGCCCGAAGAAGCCGCTACGCTTGCGGACCTGGAGCTGTGGGTAGGTCGTGCCAAGGCCGGACACGCGCGCGACGTCCAGGCGCCCGACCCAGACGGTGAGGACGTTGCCCTTCCGGGAGAAGCGCGCCACCTGGGTCAGGGCTCGTGGGGCGCCGCCTGGTCGACGATCTTCTGGACGTCGATCCCGAAGTGCTCCTTCGCGCCGGCCTGCAGGCTCTTGCGGTCGTAGGCATGGAAGCCCCACACGACGTCGAGGTGGTGGTCCATGAAGGCCTCGTAGGCCAGGTGGCGGACGAGGTCCTCGGCCGTCTTGCCGGGAGGGACCATGGGATGGGGGCTCTTGGTCTCGACGTTGAGCAGCTCGGCGAGCGGGCCCTTTGCCGTGGCGTTGGAATCGCGGATGGCGCCGGCGATGGCCGCGCAGATCGCGGGCGCGGCCTTCATCCAACGGGCCCGGGTAGCCTCCTCGCGTGCGTGCTCCTCCTTCTCCTTCCGCCGCGCGAGGTCCTCGCGGTTCTGCCCGGTGGTCGCGGCCTCCTTCGTGACGGCTTTCTCACGCTTCTTCGCCGCCTTGATGAGGTCGCCCCAGTGGACGGTGCACCGCTTCTTGTCGATGCAGACCCGGAGCGCCTGGCCGCGGCCGGCCCCAATCACGACCATGCCGATCACGGAGCGGTCGCACTGCTTCGAGCCCTTCTCTCCGTCCGCCCGCTTCCACGACCGGCCGAGGATGATCTTCTGGCCGTCCCTCGCCTCCTCCGGGGTGATGTCGTCGTGGGTGATGCGAACGACCTTCTCCTCGTGAGCAGTCGCCGCCGCGATCGTCTGGAGCGTCTCGGGGAAGAGCATGGGGTTGAGGTCCTTGACCTCGACCTTCGTATGCTTGTCCACCCAGGCCTGCAGCTCGCGCACGCTGCGCGCCTTGCGGGACTCGTGGTCGGCGGGCAGCTCGTCCTCCTCCTCGGGGGTGAAAAGCCGGTACTCGCGCTCGTCCTCGAGGGCGCGCTTCTGGTCGGCCGACTTGAGCCGCGCGAGGATCACGGCGTGGCCGGCGGTGAACTCGCCGGCGAGGAAGAGCTTCTGCAGCTCCTTCGTGAGGCTCAGGAGCTTCACCCGGTCGTAGACGTACTTGACCGAGCGGCCCATTCGCTCCGCGATCCTGGCCGCGCCGTACTTGGCGGCCAGGAGCTGGGTGTAGCCTTCGGCCTCCTCGAGGGGGTGGAGGTTGGACCGCTGGAGGTTGTCGATGAGCATGACCTCCATGGCCGCGTCGTCGTCGAGCTCGCGCACGATCGCCGGGACGCTCTCGAGGCCGGCGGCCTTGGCGGCGCGGAACCGCCGATGACCCGCCAGGATCTGGAAGTTGCTCACCGGCAGCGGCCGCACGAGGAGCGGGTTCAGGACCCCCGCCTCCTTGACGCTCTTGATCAGGTCGGCGAGCTGCTCCTTGTCGAAGTTCTTGCGGGGGTTGGCCGGGTGCTCCCGGACCTGGCCGATCGGGATCCACTCGAAGGCGGCGGCCGGCGGCTGGACCGTGACCGTGACGATGGGTTTCGGCTGTGCGCTCACGCGGGGACCTCCATGACGCGGCGATAGAGCCGCTCGACCTTCGAGGCATTGAGGGCGGTGATCCTGGTCTTCTTGAGCTGGAGGGACCGCTTGCCCATTCGGCGCGCGAGCTCCGCCTTGCTGAATCCTTCCTCGAGCAGGAGATTCAGCCGGCGCCAGGCCGCCCCCGCGGGGACCAGGGCATGGTCGGAGATGTGGTCACGCGAGACGGCGAGGATGCGGTCGGCCGTGGTCTTCCGGCACTGCTTCTTCCGGCCCGTGTAGATGAACCAGACGGTGGTCTCCCCGACGTCGGCCGCGTCCGCGACGGCCCGTCGCCCGACGCCCTGGCGGGAGAGCCGGCGGAGGTGGGCACGGACGGGGGCGGTGTCGACGCAACCGTTCCAGATGAGGCGCGCGCGGCAGCCCCTGCAGACGCCGCCCTTGCTGTCCTTGCGCAGGTACGAACGATCGGGGCAGCCGCGGCGATGGGCGCCAGGACAGGCGCGCTTGAAGACTCGGGCCCGGGCCTTCCCGTCGCTTCCGATCCAGACCCGCTTGAGCGGCATCGCCGGCGCGGGCGGGAGGGCTCGCGCGGCCGCCTTCCCCAGCTCCTGGCGCTCGTGATAGCGGCGAACATTCGATGCCCGGCAGTCGGCACAGCGGCACCCAGTGACGTAGCGCGCGCGGGTCCCGTGGGCGAAGGCCTCCGGGCCAGGCATGCGGCGCCGCTCGCAGAAGTCGGTCATCGGCCCTCGACGACCTTGAGCTCGCGCCGGAGTCCCGCGGCCGCCTCCACCTCCTGGGCCTTCAGGGCGGCGCGCCGAGCCTCGAAGATGCGCCCCCACTTCGCTTCCCAGGCGGCGTGACGCATGAAGCGCTCGCCCTCGATGCCCTGATGGATCGCGGCCAGGCCGGCGCGCACGAGCTCGCGCTGGGCGGGCGTGAGCTCCGTCGAGGCCCGACGCCGGAGCTCCGCGATCTCCTGGCGCTCCTCCGCGCTCTGGCTCCACCAGCGGGCGATCATCGGCGCACCAGGCGGAGGAGGACGTAGCCCATGGCGCCGACGCTGGCGATCTTCGCGAGCGTCACTCCTCCAAAGGTTTCAGGGCAACCGCGGGGACCCGTCACCGGGCCAGCCCTTGCAGCAGCGGCAGGCCCCACCGAAACAGGACGGCAGCGGCTGCCACCGAGAGCACCAGCCCCAGCCAGACGAGGACGGCACCCGTGGGCTGCGCCTCCGCGTGCTCCTCGTCCTCGAGATCGCGTGTGAGCAGTGCCTCCTCCTCGGCCGTGAACTCGTGGCCCAGCGCATCCTCGAGCTGCCGCAGGCGCCGCTGCTCCTCGCGCGACTCGCGATGAAGGACGGTCCGGCGGCGGGCCTCGCGGAGATCCTGCGCCACGTCGGCCCTCACGCCCCGCCCTCCTGGAGACGCCGGAGTAGCTCGTCGATGAGCTGCAGCTCGCCAGACGCACCCACGACCTGGCCCGCGGGCATCGAGGCCCTGGCCGCGACCGTCGACCGCAAGGTCAGGAGGCCGTCGATCGTCTGAGCCTCCCTGGACTGGTAGGCCAGGGCCATCATCTCCCCCACCTTTTCGAGGGCGGCCACGTCCTCGGCTAGTTGCTTCCCTGAGGCGAGGTTCAGGTGTTGGAGGACGTCCTCCAAGCGGTGCCGCGGCACCTCCACGAGCTCGAGCGGCATCGTCTTCTCCTCCTTCAATCGTGAGCCGCCTTTGACGGATCTCTTGAGGGAGGCGGCGAGGCCGCGGCCGCCCGGGCAACCTCGATATCAGCCGCAGCGGAGAGCGCCGCGCAGGCGATGTCCACGACGGTCCGAAGGACGGCTTCGAGGGCACGTCCCTCGGCCTCCAGGCGCCGCTCAGCTCTCGTCCTCCAAGGCCAGAGCCTCATGCGTTGCGCCTCGGGACATCGCCGAAGTGCGCGCGCCGCTTCATGGAGAGGCTCATGCACGCACCTCACGGCCCCAGCGATTCCGCGTGTACCCGGGGAGCCGGCCGGCGGGAGGGAGTCCGCTCCCTGGCTCCCTATCGACGTAGACGTATCGCCAGGGCTTCCCGGGGCCCTGCCACATGCCAACCACAACCTTGCCGGGATGAGCGCGCGAGAACGAGACGGAGATCAGCTCGGTTCTCCAGGGTCCCCGCGTGCGCAGACGGCGCGTCAGGCTGGGCCCGCGGCCGTAGACGTTGGACTCGACGAGGTTGATCCTTCTCATGCGCACTCCCTTCATGCCGCCGCCTCGAAGTCGAACTCGGGGCGCCAGCCTTCACGCTGCGCGAGGTGGGCGTAGCTCGCGGCCTTCCGCATGCTGGCGGCGGCCGCGTCCTCCCGGCCGAAGTCAGCGTCGGCGATCGCCACGGCCGCGAACGCCGCAGCGAGAGAGGCCCACATCCGGGCCCGGCACACGAAGCACTCGCAGATCAGCTCAGGCTTCAAGACGTCCTCCTCTCGGCCTCCAGGGCCGAGGGCTTTGCGGGCGGGCTCCACCGCCCTTGTTTGTCCACCCAAGATGCGATCTCACGCGTGAGCCAGTAGGGGCGCCCCTCGTCTCCGTGAGGGTGATGCGGGCGTGGGAACTTCGGCTCGCGTGCCATCAGCCGCTTGAGGTCCTTGAGGCCGTGGCGCCGGACGTAGAGGCGCGCGACCTCTTCGTCGAACTGCCCCGCCGCTCCCACGAAACCCAGGATCAGCGCCACCTGGGCGGCCGTGAGGTAGGTCCGGTGCTCGGCCCATGGAGGGAGCGTCACGACGACTCCCCGCGACCGGCTTGGTCGCGATCGCGCGCGATCGCGAGATCGACGAGCTCGTTGAAGACGTCGCTAAGGGAGCCGCCAATCTCGACCACGCGGTGTTTCACCCACTTCCTCTTCGCCTTGGGCATGTCTAGAGCAACGCGCCAGAGCCGGCGGGGTCCGCCCTCTTCGCGTGAATCAGTGCCAGTGGCCACCACGGCGGGCAATGTACGCGCCTGCCTATCGCCCGTCAATGATGCATCTCGGGCACACTCATTGGCCTCATCGGACGCAGCGCCAACATCACCAGCAGCAGCACGCAGCAGTGCTGCGTTGCCACTGCCAAGGCGGCGATAAATTGTTGCTCTATCTATTGATAGCGCCTCTGCTGTCCGCTGCACGTTCCATTCGTGTTGCTGCAACGCTGCACGCAGCATCTCGTCGGTGAGTCGCTTGCCTTTCAGTGGCGTCATGGTGTCGCTACGCGACAATATAGCGACACGGTGTCGCCATGTCAACAGCGGATGGCCTTGACAGGGGCGACACCGCGTCGCATACTCTCGCGACAGGAGGTCGCCCACGCTTGCGCCTGAAAGAGCAGCTGGCTGAGGTTAAACGTGCCGTACGCCTATGCGGCGGCAAGACTGCGACCCTCGCTACCAAGATGGGAGTGAGTCAGCGCACGGTTCAGCGGTGGCTGAAGGGAAGCACAATCCCAGAGATGTCGCTCAAGGAGCTCCGTCGCGTCGTGGCTGCGCTCCAGCAGCCTGAGTAGGTTCGTCATTGCCGACCCCTCCCACGCTGCCGCGGGGAGGGCCGCGGCCGGCTTTAGATGTCCAGAATGCTGACGGTTCCTGTCCGACAGTGCGACGAGCCTGGTCGCTTCGCGTTCAGGCGTACCCTCGTAAGGCTCGCCTTGTGGGATGACCAAGTGCTTGATTGTGTGGCGTTAAGCGTAGCGTCATCGCGATGCCCCAAGACGGCACGCGAAGTGCACACCCACGCGGGCAATTGTGGAGGTTGAAGATGAAGAAGCTCCTCGCCGGCGCAATCCTGGTCGCGTTCGTCGCTCCCGCCCTGGCCGTCGACAAGGGCAAGGCCGCCTACATGGGAGGGACGCTGCAGCTCAAGGCCAAGACGGAACTGGCCGCGAACACCCAACTGCCGGATACGGTCGTGCTCACGCCGAAGCCAAAGGAAGGCTCCCCGATCATCATCCCCTGGACATCGATCGAGGAAGTGGAGTATGGCCAGAAGGCGGGCCGACGCGTGAAGACCGCGATCTTCCTCTCACCTCTCGCCCTGTTCGGCAAATCGCGGAAGCACTACGTGACGCTGACCTGGAAAGACGCGACCGCCGTGGACCAGACGGCCGTGCTGGAGTTCGACAAGGACGACATCCGGCAGGTGCTCGCCGTGCTCAAGGCGCGAACCGGGAAGGCGATCGTCTACCAGGACGAAGAGGCCCAGAAGCAGATGGGTGGGGCGGCGGCGGTCCGGAAGTAGGACCCTGGCGGGAACCGGTAAGGTGCCAACCGTCCTGCTCACCGCCCCCAACGTCCGCACCCTCCCGGCCGTTGGGGGCCTCCGCACCGACTACCGCGACACCCTGCAGCCGGGCCTCGAGCTGCGCGTCACCGCGGCCGGCCATCGCAGCTACGCCGTCGCGTACTACCGCGGCCGCCGGCATCGCCGTTTCACCATCGGCGCCGCCCTGAAGGTACCGCTCGCGAAGGCCCGGGCCCAGGCGAAGAGGATCCTCGCGCGCGCGACCCTCGGCGAGGATCCCCAGGCCGAGAAGGTAGCGGCGCGTCAGGCCTCGAGCGTCAAGGGCCTCGGCGACGCCTTTCTCACGAAGGCGAAGGAGCGCGTGCGGCCCTCCACGCTGGCCCTCTGGACGGGAATCCTCGGCCACCGGGTCTACCCCAAGCTGGGGAGCATCGCTGCCTCCGAGGTGACGCGCGCAGATGTCCGGCGCCTCGTCGAGGGGATCGCGATCGAGGCCCCGGTGATGGCCAACCGGACGCTGCAGCTCCTCCGGGCCGTCTACACTTGGGCCGTCGGCCGGGACCTGGTGCGGGGATCCCCGTGCGTCGGCATCGAGCGCCCCGCCCATGAGGAGCCCTCGGACCGCGTGCTCTCTCCCAAGGAGCTCGTGGCCCTCATGGCCGCACTGGCCACGACGAACGACGAGGGCGCCGACGTCGTATGGCTTCTCCTCTACACCGGCGTCCGGCTCCGGATGGTCACGGGGATGCGCAGCGAGGAGCTCGAGGACCTGGGCGACGAGAGGCGGGCCCTGTGGACCGTGCCCGGGGGATACCACGGCCGATCGAAGAACCGGCGCGCCCACCAGGTGCCACTTGTCAAGCCGGCGATCGCCATCATCCGCCGCCGCCTCGAGCTCCACGGTGACGGCCTCGTCTTCCCGAACACCGAAGACGGCCGGCGGCCGCTCGCCTGGCGCTCGGCGTTTGTGGAGCTGCTTCGCGATCGCACGGAGCAGCTCCACGGCGCACCCGTCCCGACATGGACGATCCATAACCTACGGCACACGATGCGCACCCACCTCCGCGAGCAGCTGAGCGTCTCCGACGACGTCGCGGAGCTCATCCTCGGCCACGTGCGCCAGGGCATCGCCGGCGTCTACAACCGAGCGGAGCTGCTCAGCGAGAGGCGCGCCGCGCTCAAGGCCTGGGCGTCGTGGCTCGTCCAGCTCCGCACCGGTGGCCGCGGGAAGCTCCTTGCGATGGGGACCCGTTCTCGCCGGGGGATGGCCGGGGGGGACACGCGAGGGCGGAGCGCACCCGTCGAGGGCGACACGACTTCCGACGCGAACGAGGCCTAACTCGCTGCCCTGATTGGGCGTTGTGGCCTTCTGGCGGATGGCCCCGGAGCGCGGCGTAACTGCCCCGGGAAGTTTTGGGAGCAGGAGGTCCTGGGTTCAAATCCCAGCGCCCCGACCACCACTTACACGACGTTTAGGGCTTCAGGGAAAGGCTCGGGGGATGGCCGGGGGGGACACCCGGGCCGGGGTCCGCCCTCAGAACCGCGGGAACGGGTCCTCCTTGATCTTGAGGGCAACCCCCTGCCGGGCCCGAAGCGAGGCATCCGCGGGGTCGGGCACGAGGAGCGTGTGCCCTCGAGCTCCGACCAGGCCCCCGTAGACCACCTCGCCGGCGTCCATGCTGTCGGGGGCGAAAACGATGTCCTCGCCCTCCCCGCGGCACCGCAGCACGAACCACTCCCGGTGCTGGTCGTAGGCCGCGGTGTTCGGGTGGACAAAGGGCAGCGTGAGTGTACGGACGGGCTGCACCGCGGTCTTGAGGGCTGTCTTGCGGGCCGAGCCGCCCTTCTTGCCGCTGCCACCACCCTTCGCCGTAGCGGGGAACTCGTTCGAGACGCCCGCGCCGATCTGTGATCCGACGAGGAGCGTCTGGGCCTGGCCGGCCACGAGTTCCCCGATCGCAGGCTGGAAGGCCGGGTCGACGAAGCCCTGCAGCTCGAACATGAGGTGCTGGTAGAAGACGACCGAGGGCAGGACGCCGTAGAAGGCCGGCTGCCGCGGCGTGAGCGACAGGAGAAGCGTCTCCTCGCCGGCGAATGCCCCCGTATGGCTCCCCCACAGGCGGGGCGCCATCACCGCGGCGAAGTTGAAGCCGTGGATCGAGAGCCAGTCGAGGCCCGGATAGATCACGAAGTCGTCGAAGACCACGTTCCCGCTTCCCGCTCCCTTGAGGATGATGCGGAGCTTCGTGAGGTGGGACTGGGTCAGGCTGTAGGGCTCGCAGCGGAAGGAGACGGCGCCCTCGACGTAGGCCGCGTCCGCGTTCGTGGCGAAGGGCGCCTCCGCCCCCCAGCTCAGCCCGCCAGGCTGCAGGAAGCGTCCGGTGAGGACGTCCTGCAGGTAGGCCTGGGCGGTCGCGCCGGCGCTCCCAAGGAGCCAGCCCTGGATCCGCGCCCACTCTCCAGAGAGGAAGTAGCCCGCTCCGCCTCCGCCCTTCTTTCCCTTCCCGCCCGCCGCGAAGAGATCCTGCACGGCCCGGTTGGTGCCGCCGGCCGCCACCTGGAGCGCCTTCGTCCCGCTGTGGGTGGGCGAGGAGACGACGGTCACCGTCCCCGTCTTCACCCACCCGACGAGGCCCTGCTCGAAGCCGCCGTTCCGCAAGACCGACTGGTTCGCGGTGAGGATCCGGCGATCGTCGGCGCCGCCGTCGCCGCCACCGCCCGTGACCGGGCTCCACTTCGCGTATTTCTCGACGAAGCCGTCGACCAGGTTCTGGGGCTTGAAGGACCCCTGGGAGGTCGGGGTCATCGCGAGCACGACGTTCGGGCGCGAGAGGTTGTTCAGTAACTCGCCGACGAGGTACTTCACCGGCTCACTCCGCGATCAGGTGGGCGGCGATCGTGCAGCCGGTACCACCCGCTCCAGGGGAGCCGAGGACGACCGAGAGCCCGTTTGCGGTCCCGCTCGCCACGACCGGGAGCTTTCCGCCGTTCGTCCCGTACTCCTTGCAGAAGGGGTCCTGGGCTCCGCTCTCCCCCGTCCCCAACTCGCCCACGTAGACGCCCCAGGCGTCCAGGATTGCGCCGGCCGTCCCCGGCGTGCCGTTCACGCGGGCGACGCCGGGCCAGTTTCCGTCCGCGGGGTCCATCTTCGAGATGGCGCACCCGGCCGACGTGCCTTCGGCCGTGCAGGCTGTTCCTCCGCTCGAGGCCGTGGAGCGCCGCGCGACGGTGACGACCGGGTTCGTGCTCGCGGTGGCCTGGCCTCCGTAGACGCACACACGCGCGAGTTTGAAGCCAGTCGAGGCCCCCGCCTCGATCGACAGCGTGACCGCGGCCGTACACGTGTTCCCGGTGGCGGAGACGATGTAGGTCGGCCTGGTGCTCTGGCCGATGCTCGTGCGGACGTTCTTCTGCCCGTCGACCTTGGCGAGGTCGGAGCTGTCCCCGCTCTTGATGGGAACGCCCTGGCCGAAGGCCGGGCCCGCGAGGACCAGGGCGACGAGACCGAGAGGAAGGAGAGGAAGGAGCTTGCGCATGGGTTACACCCCCGAACAGTGAAAACGGAAAGTGCCCGTCACCCCGTTGGGGCTGAGCACCAGGAGATCGAAGCCGGCCCCGTTGACGCGATTCGCCACCGTGGCCTGGAAGCCGGCGATCGCGGCAAGCTCGGCGGTGCCGCCGTCGGCCGTCGTGCCGAAGGGGGAGCACGTGATCTTGCTGGTCGCCGTGACCCAGGCCTGGCCGGTGACGGTGGTGGAGTAGAGGCCGGCGTCGGAAATGGCCAGGCTCACCTCGAGGAGGTTCGCGCCGCCGCTGCTCGAGGGGAGCTGGGACGACGGCACCTTCCCCCCGCTGTCCAGGCTGGCGTAACCGTTCGCCTGGCCCTTCTCACTCTCGAGCTGATAGCCCGTGTGCGGATCGCCTGCGGCAGCGTGGCCGGCGACTGCGGCCGCGGCGGTGCCCGCGGGATCGTAGACGCCCGAATGATCGTGGCTCGTCGAAGACTTCCCATCCAGGGCCGACTGGAGTCCCGTCGTGTCGGCGATCGCGTGGGGGTGCGACGCCCCGGCCTTCCCATCCAGGGCCGTCTGCAGCCCGGTTACGTTCGCGATCGTGTGGGCATGGGAGTCGTCCTCCACGGTCCAGGTAGCGCCAGAGTCGCTGACCACGACGTCGCCCTTGTCCCCGTCCGAGACTCCGCCTCCGCCGCCCGGCGGAACCTGCCAGGTCCGGTCCTCCCGAAGGTAGCGAGTCGTTCCCGCCGAGGCCCCCGGGTCGGGCACCATGCCTTTCGAGTGGGCGGTGCCGGAGGGCCCGAACTCGGGATGAGCGGTGCTCTCGGCGTGGGCCCGGATCCAGCCCCGAATCCTGGACAGGATGCTCGCGTCGCTCGATTGGCTCGAGACGACGGCGGCCAGGAGCAGGGTCCCCGTCGCGGCCGCGGCCACTCTCCCGCCTCTCATGGAAGCATCGCCCTCATCTCGGCCTCGACCTCGAGGTCCGTCAGAGGCTGCCGCCATATGCGCCGGCCCTTGAGGACGGCGTCGAGCTGGTTGGCGCCCGCATCCGATCCCGCGTAGACGTCCCCAGGGAAGCCCTCCACGGCCTCCACTCCAGTCCCCTTCACCGGCGCGACGCCCTCCCCCGGGTCCAGGACCCAGATGTCGAGCCAGTGCCGCGGCAGGGATTCCTCGATCGTTCCTTCGGCCTCGTCGTCCACGACCCGGATGAGCTCCCGCTCCCTCGAGGTCCAGCGGATCGCGATCAAGCGGTCGTGGTTCCAGGTGTGGTCCGACATGTCGAGCGTGGCCTCGTAGTCGACTCCGCCCACGGTGCGCCGGAAGATGAGCAGCTCGAGGTCCCCGTCGAAGAGGACGACGTCGGAGCCGGAGCGGTGGACGACGAGGACCTCGCCGGCGCCGGCCTCGCGCGGCATGGCGAGGAAGAGCGCCGTCCCCCCGCTGTCGATCGGCCAGCTCTGGTTCTCGTGCCTGTTCCGGTAGAGGAGAACGTCGGCCGCGAGGTCCGGGGCCCCAGTGGCGAACGGTTCGATCAGGAGACCGATCGCGGACGTGTATTTCTCGGTGTCCTGGGGAATGGTGATGCTGTCGAAGTCGGGGTCGGTGATGGTGGCCACGCCCGACGGGACTCCGGTCGGATCGGTGGGCCGGGAGAAGCGGCGCCCATCCGGCCCACCCGCGCGACCGCCGGGCCAGGCCCCTAGGCGAACGACGCCCTGGACCTCGGGCGCGCTCGAGCGGGCCTGGTCGAGCTCCCATAGAGGGACAATCAGGTCCCGCGCATCCAGGAGCCGGAGGTGCGCCGTCCGCGCCGCCAGGTCGAAGCGGCGGGACACCTGGAAGTGGGGCCGCCGTTCCCAGGCCTCCGTGCCCCACCCGGTCTGCCCGGGCCTCGTCTCCGCGGCCTTGGCCGCCGAGTGCGAGACGCTCACGAGGTCCCCTGGGCGGACCGCCGCACGGTGGAGGCCGACCTCGATCTCGGTCACGAGGGGCTGGCGCCGGGCCAGGAGGAGCCCCTTCGAAAGGCGCTCGCGCTCGAGCACGCCGGCGGGGCCGGTCGCGAGCACGAACACCCGGAGGAAGAGCTGGGAGATCTCCGGCTTGTCCTGGCTCGCGGTGTGGGTCGCAGAGACCTCCGCCTCAAGGAGGTCCGTCGCGAGATTCTCGAGCGTCCAAAGGGCCGGGTCGTCGATGTCGGCGTCCACGTACTCGGTCCAGTCCTCGGTGAGGATCTGCTCGGCGCCGAAGTGGGTTAAGCCACCCCCAATCCGGAGGCCGGCCTTCATCGTGTGGTCACCCCCCCCGTTGGGTTCGTAGCGCGCGAGCCAGTGGAGCTCCGTGCGGACGACCCGCCGGGCCTGGATCATCAGCGGTAGGGCGGCCCATCGGAGCCGGACCCGGAAGGTCCCGGTGGCCGAGGCGGCGTCCCATGTCGCCTTCGAGCGGTCATAGTCGGGGGCGAAGGGAGGATCCGCGATCGCCTCGTGCGGCTCCGTCATCGCAGGGTTCGGAGCCTCGCCCCCCACGATGGTCCAGGCCGTGGGCTCGTCCGTGGTGACGAAAGGAACCAGATCGTAGGCGATGAGCTCCTGGTCCGAGGCCGGCCGGACGTCCTCAGAGGACCGCAGCGGCGATTGCTCGTCCCGGACGGACACGAGGCCGGCCTTCATCTCGTCACGCAGCCGTAGGCCCGGGAGGACGCGCTGGGCGAAGGTCTGCGCGACGTCGTCCTCCTCCTGGATCCAGTGCGGCCCCTCGAGGAAGACGCGCCGCGTGCGGTGGTCGAGGATCCCGAGCGCGATTCGGCCCTGCTCGTCCCAGTAGGGATGGAGCAGGAGACGACGACAGCGATCGTGCAGCCAGTCGATCGCGAGGACGGCCGTCCAAATGTAGGCCTCGACTTCGCGCCCCACGCCGTGGCTGTTGAGGGCCGGGGGCTGCGGGCGGTAGCTGCTGGCCATCAGGTAGTCGTCGGCCTCGTCGAAGGTCTTGAGGTTCAGGCGGAGGGAGCCCTGGTCGTTGTCCGCCCAGGCGCCCCCTCGATAGGCGTCGTGCGCGAAGTTCCCGAGAACTCGCCGCATGGCCGCGGCCGGCGTCAGGATGGGGGCGCCGGTGCCATCCCCGAGGTGCTCGATCCCCACCAGGTCGACGGTCACGATGGGGTCGGGCCCGGGGTCGACGAGCCAGCGAACCCCCGAGGTGCGGATCTCCTTCACCGTCTCGCGCACGACCTCGTAGTCCGTGCCGAGGGTCGCGAGCTCGCCGTTCAGCCGCGCGCGGAGGACCTGGTGGGCATTCCCGAGGACCGCGGCGAAGCGCCACTCGTTCTCACGGGTGTCCACATAGAGGGTCGGGAGGGCGCTCGCGCCATCGGAGGCCCTCGAGTCGAAGGTCCCGGCCGCGACGGGATACGCCTTGCCGACGGCGCTCTCATGCGCGAAGGGCCTCGTCTCCCTGCTGACGCGCTGGTGGAGGATCGGGGCCCGGAGCCAGTCGTCGTTGTGGGCGACGAAGAGCCGCACGACGTCGCGCCGCGGCGTCGTCCACTTCTTCACGACGCACGTGAGGACGGGCGGCCACATCCCGGAGGCCACGACGTCCATGGCCCAGCGGAGCGTCGCCGGGGCGTGGTAGACGCCCAGGGCTTGAGCGCCCCGGAACTCGTCCTGCAGCTCCCCGTCCGGGTCGTCGATCTCGAAGACGTACATGGGCAGTGGCAGGCTCGTCTCGAGGACCTCGAAGCCGAGGATCACGTTCCGCGGCCAGGCCGAGACCCGGCGCAGGATCGGGTCCTCTTCGGAGCTGACCTCGGTGTCGGAGAACATGAGGCTTCCCGTGGGAAAGCCGATCGTGAGGACGGGGAAGGCCTCGGCCGAGCCGCGGTCCTCGAGCTCGCGCAGGAAGAGGAGCGGCCAGAGGGCCTCCGGGCAGGGCTCGGTCAGGGCGCCCAGCATCAGGTCCTCGAGCGTTCCGCCAGGGCGTGGGCCGGGAGATCCTGCGCAGCCTGCTCGGCAGGGCAGGGCCACGGGCGGCAGCAGCCGAGACAGGTGACATGGGCGTGACCGCGGCGCTGCACTGGGCGGTGCGCGTCCATGGCCAGGTTGAAGGCGCGGAGGAGCTTCGCCTGCGGGACCTCGACGACGATCTTCGGGGGATCACTCGACAAGGACCACCTTCCAGTCATAGGTCCGGGGGTCTCCGGCGGACTGCTCGAGCGTCGGCTCGAAGCTCGTCCGCGCGAAGCAGGGGCCCAGGAAGTAGATCCCCTGGTCCTGGGCGTCCTGCAGCATGGCGTACTTGTCGACGACGACCGTCGACCCTGGCCCAGCGCCGGCGGTCTTGAGCCGGAGCTCGAGGTTGTCTCCGGACTCCATCACGCCGACGTCGACGAGGAGCCCGAACTTGCCGCCGTAAGGCACCGTGACCAGGCTGTCGACGCCGCCGGTGGCGAGCAGGCGCCCCTGCTGGACCGTGCGGAGGCGGGCGAGCTGCTCGACGATCCAGGGGATGGTGACGGGTGTGCCCGTGGAGAGCACGGCCCAGAGGTCCAGGAGCTCGGAGGAGTAGACGGGCCCGACCTCCAACGTGGCCGGGTCGTTGGGCGTCGGGCCGTTGATAGTGGCGGCCGCGGCCAGGCGGAGCGGGCTGTCCTGGTTTACGCGCGAAAACGCGGATAGGGTGAGGTTCTGGGCGCCGAGCGGCTCGCCGACGGCCCGAGCCATCCAGATCCCGCCGTCCTGGAACTCGAGGAGCCGGGTCGGGTCGGTCGTTACCTCGGTCTCGTCGAAGGCGACGATCGTGCTCACGCGGTGGCCTCGTGCTCCTCGATGACCCGCACGATCTCCCCGCGAAACCGCTCGTCGCGCTGCTCGAGCGCGTCCGCCGCGGCCGCCGCGATCGCCTGTGGATCCCCGCCATCGGCCTGGATATTGAGCTCGGACTGGAAGGCGCCCTCCTGGAAGACGACCGTCGTCCCTCCGCCCTGTCCCCGCCCTGCTCCCATGGCGCGCGAAAGGAGCCGGTCCAGTCGATCGAGCGGGATGATGGCCTCCGGGCCGTGCAAGAGGGCCATGGTCTCGACGCCGAAGTCACCGACGCCGCCACGCGCGAACTCGGGTAGAGGCTCGCTTTCCCCCCCGGGCGCCCCGCTCCCCGTGGTACGGGTGCGATACTCGACGTCGATCGGCGGAATCTGGATCCCGCCGAAGGCCTTCTCGACGCCGTCGGCGCCCCTCCTCGCGGCGGTGGGCAGGTCCACCCCGAGGGCCCTCACGAGCGTCTCGATCGCGGTGGCGGTCCGCTCCGTGGCCTCCGTCATGCGGTCCTGGGCGGACATGTGGGCCTCGCCCACCTGGCCACTCGCCACGGCCTCGTCGAGCAGGGCCTGGGTCGCCGCATCGACCTCATAGCCGAAGTTCCGCTGCAGCTCCCACACCCGCTGCAGGTCGGGCTGGATGAGGGCCAGCGCCGCCGGGCCCGCCTGGCCCTGCTCCTGGAGCTTCGCGTAGGTCTCGCCGATCGACGTCGTGAGCCCGGTGAAGGACTCCTGGGTGAGGACGCCCTGGTTGTGGAGGGCGGCGAGGGCGGCGCCGGCGGCGTTGATGCCATCGATGAGGGGGCCCGCGGTCTCGTCCGCGGCGAGGGCCGACTGCGCGGCCAGCACGTCGAAGGCCGGGCCGCCCGAGATCCCGAGCTCCTCGAACTTCTTCCGCAGGTTGTCGATCGAGGGCTGGAGCTGCTCCATCGCCTCGCGGGCCGTGAGCCCCTGGTCCCGGAGGGCCTGGAACTGCGCGACCACCGCGGCGCCTAGGCCAGCGGCCGAGGCCTCGCTGACCACGATCGACTCAGAGAGCTTGTTGAGGCTCTGGACGCCGGCGCCCGCCTGCTGCTCCAGGAACTTCGCCACCTCGGCCGACTTCGTGCCGAACCGCTCGTTGAGCTCGATGAGCTCCAGGAAGGCGTCGGAGGCGAAGCCGGTCGTCTTGTCGATCGCGTGCGGGATGAGCTGCCCAAAGACCTCGTCGAAGGCCGCCACCGCCTCCGCCACCGAGAGCTTCCCGGTCTCGATCTGGGAGAAGAGGTCGTGCGCGGCCGACACGGCCTTGTCGACGCCGAAGGACTCGATGCCTCCCGCCTCCTCGATGATCGAGGGCAGGTTCTTGAGGATGGCCGCGGTCTTGTCCCCGATTTCCTTGGCGTCGGCCTCGATCTGTTTCGCGAGGCCTTCGGAGATGTCGACACCCCACTTCTTGCCGACGCCGTCCAACTCGGGCTTGTTGAAGATTCCTCCGATGGCTCCCGCTATCGCACCCACTCCGGCCCCGACGGCGGCGCCCACGGGCCCGAAGAGGCCGCCGATCTTCGAGCCGATGCCGGCGCCGGTGAGCGCTCCCCCTAGGGCGCGGCTCATGGCGGAGGCGCTGTCCGTGGCCCTCTGAAATTGAGCCGCCGCGCCTGCGGCCAGGTTCGCGATCTCACCCCACGCGAGGACGCCGTCCTCCGCGGCCGCATCGAATTGCTGCATCCAGTCGACGGCGCCGGCGAGGCTCTCTCCGAGCTGCGGCGCACCGAGGGTGGCGAGGAGGTTCGCCACTCCGTAGAGGTCGGAGTAGAAGTCCTGCAGCTTGTACTTGGCTTCCTCGATCTCCTGGTCGACCGTGTCCCAGTAGCGGTGCTGGGCCTCGAGGGCGGAATCGATCGCCGCCTCCTCCTGCTTCGAGAGGATCCCCCTCTCCTTGAGGAGTCCGTTCACCTCCTCGAGCTGCGCGGTGAGCGGGGCACCATTCTGGACGGCCTTCTTCAGGTTCTCGGCCAGGGCGCCAAGGGCCTCGTCGGTCAGGTCCTTGAGGCTGCCGCCCCGCGCCTCGAACTCCGCGAGCACGGAGAGGAGGTTCTGCGCGTCCACCTGGACGTCCTTGAAGGTCTCGCCCAGGATCTGCTGCCGCGCGGCCGCGACGGCGTTGTCCTCGAGCTGCCTGGTGAGGACCGTGACCTGCTGCGCGAGCGCGGCCGCGGAGGCGGGATCGAGGCCCTTGCGGAGGAGGTCGTCGATCTTCCGGAGCTGCGCCTCCGCGTCGACGCCGATCTTGGCGAAGTCGCCGGCGAGGCCCTCCTGGGAGGCCGCCTGGGCCTGGCCGATGGCCTTGTCCAGGTCCTGGCTCATCTTGAGGGCTTCCTCGGCCGCCTTCTTCATCTCGGCCGTCATCGCCTGGACGCCGGCGCCACCCTGCTTCGCCTTCTCCCCGAGCTCGACCTCCTTCCCCGCCGCGGCCGCGACCTGCTTCTCGAGCTCGACGAGCTGCGCCCGGAATCCCTGCACGGCGTTCGTCTTCGCGGTGTTGCTCTCCTCCACCGCGGTCACGGCCCGGGCGTTCGCGGCGATCTCCGCCTCGATGAGCTTGATGTTGAGCGCGTTGTCCGCGACCGCCTGCTTGTCCCCCGTGAGCTTCGCCCACGCGAGTTCCACCGTCGCGAAGCCGAGGGCGAGCTGGAGCGCAACGTTGTAGAGCGAGAGCCAGGTGAGGCGGAGCGCGTCCCAGACGTTGATGCCGACCTGCACGACATCGACCAGGAAGACGAGGCCCTTGGCAAGGAGGAGGACGCCCTGGGAGACGAGGTCCGCCATCATCTGGCGGTTGCCGCTCACGCTCGAGGAGAGCGAGGCGAAGATATTGGTGAGGCCCTCGATCAGGACGTGCAAGCTCTGGCTGCTCGTGATGACGGCGACCACGTTGTTGACCAGGCCGCCGAGCGCTGCGAAGAGCGAGTCGATCGAGTCCCCGAGCGCCTCCGCCGCCCGGACGTCCTTCTCGGACATGACGAGGCCCAGCTCCTCCGCCTTCTGCTTCAGCTCCTCGAAGTTCCCGGCGAGGGGGATGAGGTCGGCACCGCTCCTCCCCAGGAGCTTCACGGCGAGGGCCGTGCGCTCGGTCGGGTCCGCGACCTTCGAGATCGCGGCGAGGACCTTGTCCATCTGCTCGTCCGGGGACGAGTTGCGCAGGTCCTGGAAGGAAAGGCCCAGGGCATTCACGGCCTCGACGGTGTCCCGCGAGCCTTCGGCGAGGGCCTTCTGCAGCTTGCCCGTCGAAGCTACGACGGCCTCGAGGGTCGTGCCCGATTGCTCGGCCGCGTACTTGGTTTTCTGGAGCCACTCCACCGTGGTCCCGCTCTTGTCGGCCATGGTGACGAGGCCGTCGGAGAGGTCCAGAAAGCGCTTCGTGGCGAAGGCCACGGCCCCGCCCACGGCCGCGGCCGCGCCCGCGATGCCCAGGCCGACCTTGGCGAAGTCCTTCCCGATCGAGGTGAGGGGCTTGTTGAGGTTGGAGAGCTCGGTGGAGAGGTTGTTGGTGAGGGCGCCCGCCCGTTTGAAGCCGGCCTCGAAGTCCGCCGTCTCCGCGGAGAGGACCGCCCTCAGGGCGCCGATGATCTGGGAGGCCACCTCAGATCACCGGGTGCTCGTGGCGCGTGACCTTCATCCCGAGCCCTTCGGCGATCTCGAGCCAGATCTCGCGCTGCTCTTCAGGGGACTGGGGCGGACGGGGTCCCTTCTTCGCCTTGAGCAGCGTCTTCAGGCTGGGCAGCTTCTTGGCTCTCATGAGCTTCGCCGTCATCCACGCGGCGGTGATCCCGATCTCCGACGCTTGCTGCTGCCGCCAAATCGCCCCCTTGACGATGATCGAGATCTCCCGCGGGGTGTACCTCCATACGTCCTCGGGCCTGATGCCGGCCTTCGCAGCGTCCGCTAGGAAGTCGCTCCAGGAGCTTCGCCTTTTCCCCGCTTGCCCCCGCCCGCGGGCGCCGGCTCTCTGTCCGGCATCGCCCAGCGGAGGCACTCGAGGACGTGCTTGACGCCAGCCTCGAGGCCGAGCTCGGTGACGACCTGGCCCGCCGTCTTCTCGTCGATCTCCGGGTGAGCGAAGCGCAAGACCACGTGGAAGAAGCTACGGAGCTTCTTCAGGGTCTTGATCTTCTGGAGGGCCTCCATGAGGTCCTCGGGTCCGGCGTCCTCTTCGAGCCCGAAGGCATCCTGGAGCTCGATCGTCTCGTTCATCCCGAGACGCATCGTCCACTTCTGGCCGAGCGCCTCGATCTCGACCTCGCCCTTGTAGCGGTTGGTCATGGGCGCCCGGGGCTACGTGACGTCGACGTTGGAGACGCGCCAGGTGATGTCAGCGGTGAGCGCATCGCCGGCGGAGCCCAGGTTCCGCTTGAGGCCCTTAACGTAGGCGTCGAACTCGATCGTCTCCATGGCGCCGGGGAGCACGACCCGCCACTTGCGGATGGTTCCGGTCTTGAAGTCGTTCCGGAGGCTGACGTGGACCGGGTACTCGGCGGGGTTGTAGTTGATCGTGGCGCTCGCCTCACCGGAGTCGATCAATCCGCGGATGAACTGCTTCCGCTTGTTGAGGGCCTCGGTGTGCGTGACATCGACGTCGTCGGCCTGGTCCTCAGGCGGGTCGACGGAGACGATCTCCGTGATGATCTCGTAGGTCTCGGGCGTCGTTCCCAAGCCACGCTGGACCTGGGTCCCGTGGACCAGGACCGCCTTGGTGCCATACTCGGCCATGTCTTGCTCCTTTCGCTACCTGCCTGGGCGCCTTACGAGCCGATGAGAAGGATGGAGAATGTCGCGGCGACGGCGCCGTCGGCGTTGGTGACGGACAGGACGTCTCCGGTGGCGGCGGCCACGGCGTAGCCGACGGCCGCGGGGGCCACGAGGAGCAGGGCTCCTCCGGGCCGCACCCGGATCGCGACGGGGTCGTCGACGAACCCGTCCATGATGACGGTCTGCACGAAGTCGCCCCCGACCTCGATGTTGTCGGGGTTCGCGGGGTCGGCTTCGATCAGGATTGCCCGGACCTGCGCCAGCGCGGGGACGGCCACGCCGAAGGGGCCGAGGATCGTGCCCGCGTCGAGGTCCAGGCTCTGGGTGGCGCCGCCCGCCAGAGTGTTTGAGTCCTGGTAGACCTTGTTGGCCTGGTTCGCCCCGGAGCCGTCCGCGAAGGTCTTCGCGATCCGCTTCACAAGCTCGGCGCGCCGCGTGCCGAGGTCCACGGCCTCGACCACTTCGGCGCTGAGCGCCAGGTTGAGCGTCGTCTGCAGCGACATGCCTATTCCCCTTTCCTCAAGCGGCCTTCCCGTAGCCGATGACGAGCTCCACCGAGACCCGATGGAGCCGCACCGCGTCGTCGTAGAGGTCCTGGTGGGTCCCGACCTCCACGTTCATCACCTTCACGCCCTGCCGGACGAACGGGAACCCACGGCTGGGGGCCTTCCCGTCGAGCGCGAGTTTCAGAGCTTCGAAGACCTCGCCGGCGGTGGGCTTCTGCTCGTTCCTCGCCCAGATGTCGTATTGAGTGCGGGCCCACTCGAGCCCCGAGGGCCCGTCGAGGGTCTGGTTGCGGCGCGTCGTGACCCGCCGGTAGGTGATCGCCGGCACCGTGCCCGCCTGGTCGAAGGGCATGGGGAGGATGCGGTCCCCCACGAGGGCCGCGACGGCCTGGTCCTCGAGCACGAACTCCCGCACCGCGTCCTCGGCGGGCTTCATGCGCCCCCCTTGGCCGCGCGCTCGATGCGGTCACCGAGGGCCTCTCCGATCTGGGCAAGGGCCTCCCCCTTGGTCTCGTCGACCGCCGGCCGCGCCCAGGGCTGGGCTTCGATCTCGGCGTTTCCACGCTCGAGGATCTCGCCGTAGAAGTACTCGGCCGTGGGCCCGACCGCGACCTCGGCCTTGTCGCGGCTCACGTACACCTCCTCGACGACGATGTTGTCCGCGAGGTGGGGAGCCTCGTCACTCCGGGGGGCGTTCCTGGCCATGGCCGCGCGCGGAATCTCCGCGGCTTCCTTCACGGCCGCGGCCAGGCCCTGCCCCGCCACGGATTTCGATATCCGGTCGAGCGTGGCCCCGAGGCCTTCGAAGCCGGTGAGATTGAGCTTGAGGCTCATCGCACCACCCGCACGCGCATCGTCTTGGTGGCCACCCCGTCGGCGCCGGCGAGGAAGGGCTTGCCGTCAGGACCGAGCTCGTGGCACACGATGTCGATCTCGGCGCCGGTCCGGAAGGACGCCTTCACGTCCTCGGCCGAGCGCATCGAGACCTCGGGGATCGGATAGCCTCCGACCTCCGGGACAAGGGCGCCCATGAGAATCCCCTCCTGGAAGGAGTCCACATAGCCGTCGTCCGGCGGAATCCCGAGGGCGCCGCCAGACGTCAACCGATGAAGCCGCACGGGGATGGCCTCGGTCACTCGGCCCTCGACCAGGCCATGACCTCGTGGCCCGCATGCCGCCCCACCTCGCGCACGGAGACGACGTCGTAAATCCGCCCGTCCTGGTCCACGATCCGGACGGTGGCCCGCGGCGTGAGGCCTTCCACGAAGTCGCCGCGGAAGCGCGTGTTCACCTTCGCCGCGAGCTGCATGGCCGCGAAGCTCTCCGTCCCTGAGAGGGCCTCCTGTTTGACCCACCAGGTGGCGAAGGGCACCCACTTTTTCTGTAGGCGCCCGCTGGAGTCGCGCTTCTCGCCGATCGCGTGCTGAATCGTGACCATGCGGTCCTTCTCGCCGGAGCCGATGGCCTCGGGGTCGCGCTCGCGCACGGGCCCTATTACTCCCTCCACAGGATGAAGTCCTGGATGAAGGGGTCGATCGCGGCGTCGAGGTCGGGCTTCTCGCGGTAGTTGAGGAGCTCCGCGACCCCGGCCTTGACCGCGTGGACGAGGCGGTAAGGGACGGCGTCGGCCACGACGCCGTAGCCGGCCTGGAAGTCGATCTTCACGGCTTCGGGGTGAACCTCTGTCTCGGGCCACTCGTGGCCGTCTTTCAGGACGATGCGCCCAGCCTCACAGGCGGGCCCGACCGGCTTCACCACCACGAAGGGACAGTCGGCGTCCGTGTCGAGGATGACCTGCTCGGCGCCATCGACGTCGCGATAGGCGACCTTCACGAGGACCGGGCCTGGGCCCAGGACTGCCAGTGGGGCGGGTCGGAGCTCGATCTTGGCGGCGGGGCAGGGGAATGCAGGCAGCACGGCGCGATAGGCCGCCTGGATGAGCTGCCGGTCGGTGCGCTCCTGCACCCTGCTCGTGGCCGCGTCGATCGAGGCGTTGATCTGGGCGTCCTCGTTCGCGGAGGTAATGCGCGTGTGGGACTTCGCGGCGTTGAGGCTCACGACCTTCGGGCTCGCGGGCGGCGCCGCGACCTGGTCGATACGGTCGGGAATGATGACGTAGGCGATGCTCACCTGATCACCACTACCGTCCCCTGCTTCGTGTCGCCGCCGGCCGCGACGCGTTTCAGCGTGAGCTTGCTCGTGGCCACCGCGACCCCGGCCCTACGCGACCAGCAACTCGGGCAGCACGGCGCCGGCGTAGCGGAGGCGCGAGGCGAGCGCCAGCACGCCCGCCAGGCAGGGGTCGTTCACCACCTCGGTGAGCTTCAGGCGGACGATCGACTTCCCTTCCGGTAGGCCCACGCCCTGCACCTCGACGATCACGTCCTTGTTGGCGCCGGCGACGGTGGTGTACTCGGCCACCTTGTCCGAGAGGGCGCCGAAGACGGATGTGGTGTGCGCCTTGGTCCGGTAGCGGAAGGGGATGGCCTCCGCGTCCCCGCCGGCATCGGACTCGGCCGTGGCCTCGAGCTTCACGGTTCCGGTCCCGCCCGCGCCCTCCGAGAGCAAAAAGGCGACGTGGTCGGCGAGGCCCATCCTCACCCCCACCGTGGAGGGGTTGGTGTTGTAGCGGTCCGCCACCGCCGCGAGCGCCGTGAAAACCGCCGCCCGCTCCGAAAGGATCTCTTCCATGTCCTGCTCCTCTTGTCTTTCGAGCCCTCGCTAGAGACCTGCTTCCCCTCTTCTCTGGATGGTGGAGCCTTGGCCCTACGCCCGCTCCGCTAGGGTGACGAACGGCGAGACCTTGAAGCCCGCGTTCGCGTGCTTCGGCGTGATGGCCGACTTGAGCAGGGGCTGCCCGTTCAGCTCCAGCTTCCAGCGGAAGCCCATGTCGAAGGTGTCGAACCAGGTGAACATCGAGCTCGCGAAGTCCATGCCGGGCTTGCGGATCACCAGGTACTCCGATAAGTCGGAGACCAGGATGTCCCCCCTGTCCCCGAGCTTCGAGCAGTGCTCGATGGGGATCACGGGGAGTCCGTAGAGCGTCCCGTAGGGGGACCCGGAGAGGCCGCCCGGGGGCATGTAGACGAGCTGCCCGGCCGTCCCGATCTCCACGTTCATCTCCAGGAGCTGAGGCAGATCCTCCTGATTGATGAACCAGGCCGCGTTCGCCCGGTTCATGGGCTTGAAGGCCGTGAACATCTTCTCGGTGTTCTTGGCCAGGATCGTGTCCGCGGTCTGGCCGACCTCCTTCGCGATCGTGACCGTGGCGGAGCAGCTCGGATCGAGGATCCCCAGCGGCTTTCCCTTGCCGTTGGCCCGGATGATCGCGTCCTCGACCCGGAAGATGAGCTCCTCCGGCAGAGCCCGCATGATGTAGCTGCCGAGTGCGGTCGCGTCCCGCAGGAGCTTCTCGGGCACGCGGACGAGACCGCCCAGGTCCTTCAGGCGCAGCTCGTCGACGTCGATCTTGGGGTGGGTGGCGGTGGGCGGGACAGCGTCCGCGAGCCAGTACACGGAGATCCCCCCGTACCGCTGGCCGTCGGCCCGGCTCTTCTCGTCCACCATCGGGAGGGACACGCCGTCGTAGCCGTCTCCGATGCCCTGGAAGGAGCAGCGGTTGAAGATCTGGCCGATCTCCCAGGCCCGCGACAGGAGGGTCTGGGCGTACTGGAGCCCCACGAGGGAGGACCCGTCGGAGGGAACCTCCGCCGATGTGCGCCCGTCCGCGGCCGCGATGCCCATCTCCTCGATCCGAGGATCGGGCTCGCCCTGGTGGCGCTGGTGCGCGATCGCGGTTCTGGCCATCGCCGCGAAGAAGTCCCCGATCCCCTGGAAGGCCCCGACGCGTAGCCGCTCCGCGGGGTGGCCATGGAGTCCGCCGAAGGGGTTCACGCCGGGCAGCAGGGCGCGGGCCGCCGCCTGGGCCTGATCGCCTGCGGGCGGCTTAGCTGGGGAGCCGTCCACGCGGTCCGCGGGCAGGGCCCGCGAGAGGGCGTCCTTGGCCGTAGCGATCACGGCCTCGGCCTCGGTGACGAGCGAGGCCAGCTCGGCACGCTCGGCCTTGATCGCCTTGATCCGGTCCGTCTCTTCCTTGCTCAGCTTCCGTTCGGCGCCCTCTCGACCCGCTGCCATCTCGAGGATCTTGGTGGCCTCCGCATCGAGGGCTGCGATGTCTTCCCGCAGCTTCCGAAGCTTCTTTGGATCCATCTGCCCTCTCCCTCGCAAAGCAAAAGGCCTGACGGCTCGCCCTCCGGGAGGAAATTGCCCCTCCCCGGCTAGGGAGCCCGCCAGGCCTTGAATTGGCGGCTACGGTCGGTTGTGGCGCGGACCTACGATGCCCGCAACAGGTGGTACGTTACGCAGGTGGTACGTTACGACCTCTCCCCCCCCTCTGTCAACGGCTGGGTCATGATCCGGTCCAGTACCCCGAACTCGGCGGCCCAGCGCAGGAGATCCAGGTCTTGCTCCATGACCTCGCTCGAGCTCGAGGCGCCGGTCCCGCCCTTGCCGGAGCCATTGGCCCGCAGCTCGCGGACGAGCTTGGTGAGGGTGTCGGGGAAGCTGGCCACGTCGTCGATCATCTTCATGTCGAGCGCGGCCTTCACGTCCACAGCCGCGCCCTGGCCCATGCCGCTCCGGACTTCCTCGATCGGCACGCTCCGCCCCTTCGCCACCCCGGAGACGAACTCCGCGTAAGCCGCGTCGATCCGGGCTTGCATGTGGGCCTGGGCCTCGGGCGTGAGGTCCTCCCACTCGGTGCTCGATGCCTTCATCTTCCCGGCCCGGATGATGGTGTTCTTGATGCCCATCTTCTTGTCGGCTTCTTCGTAGGACCGGTGGACCGTGAAGGCGCCGATCGAGCCGCATTCCCCCATCGGGCTCGCGCTGAAACGGCCGCAGCTCGCCCCGATCCAGTAGGCGCCGCTGTTCGCCACGCTGTCCGCGTGCGCCCAGATCAGCTTTTCCTTCCGGGCCTGGAGGAGGTAGTCGGCGAGCACCTTGACCCCGTGCACGTTCCCCCCCGGGGAGTAGATCCGGAGCACGATGGCCTGGACCTGGGGATCCGCCACCATGCGCCGGCAGGCCATCTGCACCTGATCGCAGCTCGTGGCTAGGCCGTAGGCGGTGAGCCAGCTCGGGTGCTGGACGAGCATCCCGAAGATCGGGACCACCCGGATCGGGCTCGAGTCCGGCTCGCCGTTCAGGCCGCTCGCGGCCTGGCTGAGCAGCCCCCCGAGCTGGGGATCCGCGGCGAGCATCTCCCCGAGCAGGCGCTCGCGACGGGCGAGGATCCCCTCATTGTCGATCACCACCGCCGAGCCCGGGCCGCCCCCCGCGTCCAGGCGAACCAGGGGCGCGAGGCCCTCGAGCGCCATCCTCCGATTGTCGATCACCTCCGCCGAGCCCGGGCCGCCCCCCGCGTCCAGGCGAACCAGGGGCGCGAGGCCCTCGAGCGCCATCCTCCGGAGGGCCAGGCCGCGCTCGTCCATGGCCCACAGGCTTTCCAGCAGCTCATGCAACATCGCGTTCCCCCTCGTCCTCGAGCGCCAGCTTGGTCAGGGCCTCCGCGGCGCCGGCGGCGAAGGCCTCCTTGTCGAACCCATTCCCGCCCTCCACCCCGTGCAGCAACTCGTTGGCGCGCTTATCGCACCAGGTGAGGGCGGTCCCCTCCGGCATCGCGAGGTCGCGCGCCACCTGGTGGGCGAGGTCGCGATAGAAGCCCTCGACGACGTCGGCGCCGTAGCCCGGCTTCCACTTCGCGAGGAAGACCTCCTCCTCGCGCGCGAGCGCCCTCGAGGCGGCCTCGGCCAGGCCCTTGATCCGGGAGGCGTCGGCATCGAGGCGCCGGGCCCGCTCAAGGGCCTTCTCGCGCTCCAGGCGCCGGCCCTCCCAACGGTCCCAGCCCATGGCCCTGGTCTTGGCCTCCTTCTCCGGGACCAGGTCCACCTTCTTCGAGGGGTCCTTCCCCAGCGCAACCGGCTTCGGCGCCGGCGCCGCAAGCTCGGGGATGCTCTCGAGGTAGCGGACGTAAGCGGGCGAGTAGACGCCGCTGTTGATGGCGATGGCGTGCTTGGCCCAGGTTGAGCGGATGTCGCCTTTCTTCATACTCGACCGGTCGCACTCCACATAGATCTCCTCGCCGGGGATCGCCAGGTTCCACTCCTGCTCGCTCGCCACCAGGTACGGCTCCATGGTCGAGGCGCCGTAGTCGAGCATGAACTGCTCCACGCTCGCATACGAAAAGCCCTCGGTCTGGGCCCCGAGCTTGGCCAGCGGCATGTTGAAGAACCGCGCGATCTGCTCGACGGTGAACCGCTGGCCATCGAGGAGCTCGGCCTCTTGGGGGTTCACGCTGATCCCGAAGAACTTCATGTCCTCCTGGAGAATCAGGATCCCGCCGGCCCCCGAGACCCCACCCTGCTGCGTGATGTTCTTCTGCAGCTCGGCCTTCACCTTGGGCGAGATCCGCTTCGGGTGCTGCAGCACACCGCGCTGGGTGAGGCCGCGGGCGAAGAATCCGCCAGAGAACTCGGATTGGGCGATCCCGACGCCGATGGCCTCGCGCGCGGCGGTGAGGACAGAGAGGCCCTTGCGCCCGTCGGAGCCCAGCATGGGAACGTGGTGCACCTCACCTCGCGTGAGGATCCGCGGCCGGCCCCGCCAATCCCAGGCTCGGTAGACCGGGGGGTCCCCGTCGTTCCCCTCGATCCCCAGGGCCTCGAGGCCTCCCAGGCTCGAGGCCACGGTCGCGGCCGCCTCGGGGTCCAGGATCTCAAGCCGCTGCGGGTTCAGGGGCACCGCCTCCGCGATGCCACCCGGGCCCGGGACCAGCTCCGCGACGGAGTTGCCGGCAAGGAGCCGGTGCACCATCCCCGTTTGCTGGAAGTAGTAGGGGGTCTGGTAGCGATTGGGCTGGATGGTGAGCAGGCGGAAGAGCGGGAGGTCGCGAGCGAGCTCGCGGTCCTCCGGGCCGAACTCCCGGAAAGGATTCCGCATGATCCGGCCGTCGCTCTCGGAGAGGATCTTGATGCAGGCGTAGAAGACCGAGAGGTTCATGGCCCGCGCCGCGTTCACGTTCGGTCCCGCCTTCGAGAGCCCCCCGCCCCCGCCCCATGGCTCGCCCCAGCTCGGGTGGTTCCAGACGGCCCGCTCAGAGCCAGACGCTGCGGCAAGGATGACCTCGCCCGCGGTCATGAGCGCATCCCGCATCATCCCCCCACCTCCGGAAGCATATCGTAGGCGACGAGGAGCGCGGCCGCGACTGCGATCCCCCACCCCGGATGTAGCGCGATCCCCACGCCCACCCCCAGGCCCACGAGGGCCACGACCCGACGCAAGGCTCGAGAGAGAAGGATCATCTGGACTCCCCGCGTATTAGACGTCGACCGCACGGCCTCGCCCTGCTGGCGGAGGCGCCGCTCGATCTCCTCGAAGCGCAGCTCGAGGGCTTCATCGTCCATCACGCCCAACCCTTCAGCATGGTGACCAGGCCCTCGGCGGACTCCGCTGACTGGGCCTCGTCGGTGAGGGTCGCGCAGTGGAGGGCGAAGATCGCGGCCAGGATGCCCTCGACCCGCTTCTCGGGGTTCTTCCCCCTGGTCACCCGCCAGTTGCCGGCGCCGTCGGTGATGGTCTCGGCGTTCTCCGCCATCCACCGCAGCATCGGGTTCCCACCGTGCGCGAGCTTCTTCGTCTTCCAGAGATCCTCGAACTTCCCGGATGGCTCGCACAGGTGCTCGTTGGTGATTCGCATGGCCACCATCTCGACGCCCTGCTCCTGCTCGATCTCCTGGGCCAGTTGCAGCGCCCCATGCTTCTCGAAGCCGATCGAGCGGATGTCGTAGTCGTTCGCGAGATCCGCCACCTTCGCCTTGACCGCGGCAAAGTCCATGGCCTCGCCGTCGAAGGCCGTGGTTAGATGGAGGAGGCCCTGCTTGGCCCAGGCTGTGTAGTTCTGGAGGTTCTTCTTCTCCCGCTCCTTCGCGGCCTTCTCCGGCACCCAGAACCACGAGAGGAGCGACCAGACGGTCTCCTTGCCCTCGGGGGGGAAGAGGAGCTCAAGCGCGGCCATGTCACGGCTGCGGGAAAGGGCGAGACCGCCAAAGCATGGCCGCGACCGGAGGATCGCGGGCTTCGGGAGGGGCGGGGCCTGGTCCCATCGCGCGAGGGGGATCCAGCGCGTCTCCTGGGTGACCCAGTCAGAGAGGTACATCCGGCGGACCGTATTCTCCTCCCGGGGCTCTGTGCGCGCGCGCTGGATCTCGTCCTCGATGAAGCTGTACTGGACGCTCACGCCCAGGTTGGGGTTGGCCTTCACCACGGCCCGCTTCGACCACCAGGCGTCCTTCTCATCGCGGTGGCAGATGAAGAAGAAGGCGCGCTCGTCCTCCACCTGGTGATCGAGGACCTTCGCGCCACGACCCCGCACCTGGTAGCAGTAGGAGCCCTGGTCGGCGCCGGCGGTGGTGATGGCGATCTGGAGGGGCTCGCGGCGCGCGCCCTGGCCGGTGCGCAGCTTGTCCACGAGGCGTGAGTCCGGGTGCTCGTGGAGCTCGTCCGCCACGAACGCGGAGGGGTTATAGCCGTCGCGCTTCGTGGAGTCGGCCGCGACGGGCTCGAGGATTGATCCCGTGAGCGGATCGTAGAGCCGCGGCTTCGCCCGCGGGCCGATACCGCCGAAGCAGACGATCGTTCCGTCCCCGGCCTTCCCCCGCAGGTGCGGGCTCTGGTCCACGATGTCGCGCGCATAGTTGTAGACGAGCTTCGCCTGGTCGAGCGTGGTGGCGCAGCAGTAGACCTCGGCGCGGATCTCACCAGCGAAGAAGGCCAGATAGAGGGTGAGGACCGAGAGAAGCATGGTCTTGGCGTTCTTGCGCGCTACCTCGACGTACACCCGGCGGAACCGGCGGAGCCCGTTCGCGTCCTGCCACCCCAGGAGCGACCCCGCCACGAAGACCTGCCAGGGCTGCAGCTCAAAGCGGAGGTCGGGCTTGTCGGGGATGGGGAGGAGTGAGCAGAACCGCTGAAAGCGGAGCACCGCGTCCAGGTTCCAGGTCCATTCGCTCCCCTTTCGCCGCAGGTCCTCGAGGTGTCGCCGGCAGCTCGCGACATGGAGACGCCCCGCGGGCACCTTGCCCCGCACGACGTCCAGGGCGTAGCGGGTCGCCACGTCCTCGTCGAGGCGGGCCTGGACGTGCTTGGGGAGGCGCGCGGCCGTGGCGTCACGGCGCGCCACCGAACCGCTTCCCGCCCGGGAGAACCTTGAACTCCCCGAACGGATCCTCGGGCTTGGGCACAGGCGCGGCCGCGCTCCGGGCCCGGGCCCGGGCCGATGGCGTCAGGCCGAACTCGGCGAGCTGCCGTTGGACGTTGTGCAGGGCCGCGTCCATGGCGATGTCCTTGGGGTTGCGGTAGCACTTCCCTGCGACGTCGACCAAGCTCACGCCCTCGGGCTCCTTGCCCGCGTAGATGTCCTCGTGGAGCTCGATATAGCGGTCATACTCGCGGGCCAGGACCTCGAGGGCCAGGAGGTCCCCGCCGTCCTCCGCGAGGTAGCGCCGCTTCACGAGGACCTCGGCGTGGTGCTTCCAGACCACGGTCGCCCGCACGGATAGGCCCGATGGTGGCGGCGGGACGGTCATCATCGGGGGCGGCTCGGGACCCTTGCCGCGCTCGCGGTGCTCGCGCAACGTGCCCTGCTCCACCTTCTGCTGGGTCGGCTTCGGCGGCCGTCCGGCAGGCATGTCTCAACCTCCTGAATTTCGGCCTGCCCCAGGAGGCCTCCTCATCGGGTCACCAGTAGGAGCTCTGTGATACCAGAGCCCTCGGGGAAGAAAGCCACACGCCCATCCGTGTCGGTGACGCGGACGACGACCTCGTAGGGTGATTGGTCGGAGATAAGGTCATCCTCGTGCGGCGCGTAGCGCACGAGCCCGGGGTTTGTCACCTGGTCGGCGTCCTTTTCGAAGGTGCCAGCGTAAGCGAGGTCATCGCCTTCGTTGTCTCGCAAGATCAGCTCAACCGTCATGCCGGTAAGTGCAAACGGACCGCCATCCACCGAGAGAACCCACTCAAGCTCATCGGTGTGCCCTTCCCTGACCTTGTGAGGTTCGCCCACCTAGCACACCCCTTCGACCGTGCGGTCTGTCACCTGGGCCGCAACCGTGCGCAG